CTACCAGACATACTCTATCCAACTTTAAAGAAAGAGAGAAACTCTTCTTTAGATTACACAAAAATAAAGAATCTCTTCAAAAGAGCAAAACTGCGTGATGACTTTCTAAGTGTTTACAGCGCATTTGAAAAATACTCCATCGTCGGTGACGATAGACCCGATAATGTTGCAGAACAGGTTTATGGTGATTCTGGATATGATTGGGTAATACTGATTACCAATAATATTCAAAATGTACGCAATGATTGGCCCATGTCTCAAGGGGATTTCAACAGATATTTGACTGAAAAGTACACTCCTGAAGAACTAAATCAAGTTCATCACTACGAGACTCAAGAGGTAAGAAATTCTGATGGTGATATTGTCGTCAAAAAGGGTCTTATTGTTCCTCTAGGTTTTACGATGAAATACAGTGATAAAGGCGTAACTTACACGTATTCAGACATATTCTCAGTCACCAACTTTGAGTATGAAGTGCAATTAAATGAAGAAAAAAGAAATATTGTACTGATTCGTCAAGAGTTTATCAGAGTTGTTGAGAAGGACCTAAAGCGAATTATGCGATATCAAAACTCATCTGAGTATATTGACAACAAGACAATCAAAACCTACAATCCAAGATTATCTTGAAAAACCTATAGACAAAAAAATTGGCGGGAATTTTTTTCCCGCCTTTTTTAGTTTAAGAAGTGATTTTCAGATCACTCTTCAGCAAGTTTCTGGAAAAATGCAAGGTGATCATCATCATCTTCGTTGAGTGAAGAAGTAGTCACACTTTCCTGGCGTGGAGCAACTCGTTCACGAGGATCATAACGATCTTCATCTTCACTCTCAACTTCTTCATCAACTCTACGAGATTCAACTTTCTTAGCACCAAGAACAGCGTCAAGACGTGCCTTCAGTTGATCATAGGACTTGAAGTTATCAGGACTGACGAACTCCTGAAGAGAGTAGCACTTCTTCCAGATGCGCTCAAGATCCTCATCATCGTAATTCTCAAGGACACCAGAGGGTTCAAACTCAGATTTGTCATAGTTCGGATAACCATCTGCCATACGAACCTTCAGTTTGAAGTTGCCGCCAGTCCAGAGATCGAATGCATCCATGGGGGACTCATCCTCAAACTCAGGTTTCAGAGCAGTGGAGATCTTTTCAAAGATCTTTTTGCCGTACTTGAACAGGAAAACTTTACCTTCGTTCTGAGGGTTAGCAGGATCCTTCACAACATAGATGTTGGAGTAGTAAGACAGTTTACGTTTGCGCTTACGAACAGTTTCCTGATCAGATCGATTACCAGTTGCCCACATCTGGGTGTTGAGTTCCCCAAGGGGATCTTTCTGTCCAAGAGTGGTCAAAGAGTTCTCGATGTACCAACCACCAGGACCTTGGAAAGCATGACTCCAAACCTGCACATAAGGATTCTCTTCTCCTTCGGGAGCAGGGAGGAATCGAATGACTGCATAACCATTGCCAGACTTATCTCGTTCAATTTTCCACAGGCGATCATCACCCATACTAGTACCCTTGTTCATCTTGTCAACTTCCTTGACAAGTTTGGCAGTGAGATTGCCAAGACGAGATTGCTTTTTAAGATCTGCAAAAGACATGTGTATTCTCCGTGTGTGTCGTGTGTTTTGTTCGTGTGTGTCGTGTGACTTGTGTATTCTAACAGGTCAGTTCTGCTCTGTCAACAGGTTGTCCCTGATGATTTTCTTGAACTGACTAGTCTCTATATTTAGAAAGGGGGAATACTTCTTAAGTCGTAAACTTACAGACTGCCACACAGGATCTGTAAGTTTTGTGTCATATGTGTTACCGAGCAGGAATATTTGATCATAAATCACCAGTGTTTCTAGTGAGATATTCCCGCTCAGGAATTTTTTCAGAACCAGTGGGTGACTACCACTCTTACACTTAAAAACTTCTACAAGTGTGTGTTCTGAAAAAAGATCTTGTGTTTCATTTGTGAATGTGTAGACCAGACTTTGAGTTCTCTTCTTCCATTTAGAATAATTTGTTTCTCCACTCTGGATTATACTACCAATCCACAATCTTTGAGGGTCATCTGCTTCAACAAAATTGGAGACAAAGTATTCCAAGACTTCAGCATCACTTTTTTGTCTTGAAGTTTTTTCAAAAAAGTATTTGTCCTTTCTTTTGTTGAAAGACTGAATTGTGGTGCGAGTCTTTCCTCTGTACTTAAAGTAATCGTAAGTTTCTTTGGTGAAGTGATTTTTCAGGGACAAATAACAACAATACACTTCAAATGGTGTCATAATGGTAGTTTTGCTCTGGATGTTTTCTTTAAATAGTTCAACCCCATTGCCTCACACTTGATACGTTCTTTAAGTGGTTTAGAAATAAGTTTAGATACTGTTTCAATATCAATGGAGTTCTCTTCGCAGTAATGAATTACAGACTCAATGTAATTCAGATCACTAGACTTTACCAATTCCTCTATGTCCGAGGAAAATTTCGCTTGACTCATAAATTTTGTGTTTAGTGCATTTTCAATTTCATTTTCCATAGGACTCTAGTTTGTCTGTAACAAACTGCTTAATGTACTCCGATAATAAACCAATATAGTACATTTTGTCTCTTTTGTCAAATACTTTTACTTCACCTTCAGGAGTGACCATGATTGTGATAAGTTTCTTGACGGGGATTTCAGTCAACTCAAAGTACATACAAGCGTAAGCAACTTCCTGAACAAAATACTGCTCAATCCATTCTTCCTTTTTCATTTTTGTAGCAGTCTTGAAGTCGATGATAGCAAGTTCCCCATCATACTCAGCAATACAATCAACTCGACCTGCTATTCCCAGAACTTTGCTGTACATTGAACGCTCAACAGCATGTACCAAACCAATCTTATCAAGATAAGGTTTTGCTGCATTGAACATCTTCATTGAGAGTTCATCATACTCCTCTTTTAGATTATTTTCAATGTAGTCCTGGCAGACTTCATGAAACTTTGTTCCTCGCGTTGTTGCTGCCTTACAGATTCTATTTGCTTCTTCCTCACCAACTCTTTGCCTCCACTCAGCAAAGAACTTTCTGTTTTTGTGGGAAGTAACTGAAGTAATTGAAGGAAAGGAGTCACCAGATGGGATTCCATAGAATCGAACCCCATCTATTTCTCTAGATTTTAATTCAAGATCACCTAAGTGATTAACATGTTCAAACATTAGTATCCAAGATTAAGTTTATTCACAAGATAAGATTTGACGAGTCCAGATCTAACGATATCATCAATACCAAATTCAATAGACTCAAACTCAGGCATTGCCTGAATGATTTTCATGAAATCTACGATTCCACCTCGCTCATGATTCTTTACTAAATCACTTTGCATTACATCACCACAGAACATAATCTTACAATCCTCACCTACACGAGTGATAATAGAATCAAGTTCGTGGAAGTTCAGGTTCTGACACTCATCAACTAAGATGATAGATTTATTAAAAGTGGTGCCTCGAATAAAAGATGTAGACCAGAAACTAATTGTTTCTTGTGCTTTGAGGTTGCCGTAAAGCATCTCAAATGCAGGATCATCTGGCATCTCAAACATGAACTTTACCATATTCTTATATGGAATTTGATAAAGTGCTGCTTTATCTTCATGATCTCCAGGAAGGAAACCAATTTCTCTAGTAGAAACAAGAGACCTTACGATATAGATTTTTTCATATGGCGTGGTTTCATCTAGAACATCTGCCAATGCATTATAAAGGGTAATGAAAGTTTTACCTGTTCCCGCTGCTCCATATGCAAAAAGCATTTTACCGTCAGCGTATGCATCAAATAATTTTTCTTGGTTTTCTGTAAGAGGTTCAATGTCTCTGAGAAAATCAGAGTTGATAGGTTTCTTTCTCCTCAACTGTTTGGCACTCATTCCAATACCAACCTGAGGTTCCTTTTTTCTTCTTGGCATGTAAATTTAGATAGTGTTGATGTTAGATCCAGGAGATTTGGATGCTTTACGAAGCACGTCATTCCAACCTGGATATTTTGATTTCAGTTTGTTGTGCCAGTCTCCCACTTCTTGAGCAGATGCACAACCCTTAGACCAGTCCTTATCCCAATCAGGATTTTCTTCTCTCCACTTTACATAGTTATCAACCGTCAGGGAAAGTTCTTTGGTCTCTCCAGTCTTCAAGTTTTTTACAGGGTATAATGGCATTAATTTTCCTCACGTACTCCAGTTTCCTGGTAATCATATTTAGTTTTAAACTCCTTCTTCATCAAAGACCTAACCTTTTGATAGAAGTCTAGGATTTCATGGTTTCGATTAAAAACTAAACCACAATCTTTTGCAAGGTTAATAACTTCTTGACTGTTCATACTTACCACTCCAGTGCTTCTGATACGGTGGGGAATTGTTCTTTAAAAATTGTTTTGCAATCGTTTGCAATATCCATGTGCTCTTTCTGAGTTCCATTGGCAGACCTCAGATTGATGTAATGAATCCATGACCTGCATGATCCCGACATATATATGCGAGTCGGTGTGCAGAGAGGCAACACATTACGAGCACACTCCTTTGCAACTCCACGGCCCAACATTTGTTTATACAGTGCCATGGAGGAATCAAACAGAGTTTGCATCTGTTTTTCCAGAATCTGAACTTCGAAAGGATCTAGATCATCAATAGAGTTTTGACGATTCTTTTCATCCTGACGACGAAGTTCAGGAAGAGGAATGCTATTCGATAGCATCGAACTATCTGCATAGCGTTGTGAAAATTCTTGATATGTAAATGAACGGTGACGCAAAATCTGGGCCGCGATTGCACGGGTAGTCTCAATTTCTAGAGTCATGAAAGACTGCTCAAAGACACTCCAATGATTGTGTTTAATACAATACCTTAGGAGACCCGCATAGTTATCATTTTCTTGATTAACAGGATTGCTAACCCGTGCCACGTAGGCCATGGTTTTCTCTGCATCAGGCGTGATTGAAACTAATTTAACTTGCATAATATGCCTCGTAGTATTTAATGATTCCGTTACAGTTTACATTTCCTTGGGACACCCAGTCATGAACACATTCATAAATTGATCTGTTTTCATTAACTGGTGTGCCATCTTCGTCGAGTGCTCCACCAAATCTTTTCAAGAGAATGGTAAGTGCCTGCTCACGAAGTTTCATTCTATCATCGCTGTAGCGCCAATCAGTCTGCGTATCCATCATCATCGTCATAAGATTTCATAGATTTTATAATCTCATCATAGTTCAAGTACGATTCTGTATTTGAATACACTTCAGATTTTAAACTACTGACGAGCAATTCAAGATTTTTGATAATCAGTTTAAGTTTTTCTTGATCCATGGGTAATAAAAAATCCCTGGTTGTATTATAGACCAGGGACTGTGATTTGTCAATTATGCCACGTTTACGGATAGTGGTTTGGTATTGTTCCTCGCGTATCCAGTCTTAGCACTTTGCATTGATCGTGTTAAAAGACTTGGGTTTGCTGCCCTTGCAGCATTAGGATTGTTTACCAGACTCTGATTACCCTTACCCAATTTTTGAACCTTTGGATCCTGAACAGTAGGAGACCCTGCTCGCATACCAGATCTAAGTTTCATTCTATCAAGTAAAGGATTATCGCTCTGAGCAGTACCACGGATTCTTTCCTTTTCTCTTTGAGCGGTAGCAAGATTTGGATTTGCTAATGCCCAAACATCTTTACCAGTCTTTTCCGCACCCTTAACATCACCAGACTTTACCTGTTGTTTGTAGGTCTGAGTGCCAAGTTTAATCTTATCTG